GTCAATCCATCTAAGAATTGAACAAATTCTTTCTTAGAAGTAGTAGATGAGTCATATACCTCTTCACCATCATATATCTGATCAATACAAGATGCCATAATAGAAATTATATCGTCATTTGTCTGTTCTTTGCCAATAACCGAAACTTTAACAAATGCGTCAAATGATGGATATTTCATAACAACACCCATAGTGTCAGTGAGACTAATTTTGTTAGTATGCCCTTCTGGCTTGCTTACCTTAACTTGGGTCAAGTCGAGATTATACTTAACTTGAGTTTTTCCGTCATCTTCACATGTTAAGATCATTTCCACAACTTCGCCAACTGACACAGCACGAATATTGAGGAAAATGTACTCTAAATCGAATATTGCTAAATCTTCAAGTTTTATACGAGATGTAATACAATTCTTTAATAGTATTCTAGTAGCATCTTCAATCTGCTTATCATCCTTAGATTCAAGTGCTAACAGTAGTAATTTTTCTTCTTTTACGACAAATGGTCTATATTTAAGTTTCTTGCCATTTGACGGAATTTCCAACTCATAAGTTGGTAGTGCAACCTTTGGTAACGCCATAATCTCTAGATCAGTTCATATTTATATTTAGCTCGACTTTTTTGATCAAAAATGAGAGGAAAAAATTTTCCCCGTTTTATGGAATTGAAAATTTGATTTTGACCACTATATACCCATCTTCATACCCATAGTGGTAATGTCGTTCTTTATCGTGTAGTGTCTCATATAGGAAAACTGTGCTGTTACCTGAACGAGCTGACTTGAGCCGAACTGTAAAGGTACAGCATCAATTGCATATGGATATCCTTTCTCTATAACATATGTTATAGGTGCTCTTTCTATAGGAGAATTACCACCACTCTCAGTCTTGCTAATCAACATAGTACATGCATACTCATCACGATATTTTAATCTTATTGATCTATTCTCTGGTCTAAGTGAACTTGTAGTCAATGACTGTATTTCTCTCAATGTCTTTCTATTTACATCTTCTCCTTCCTCATTAAAAATAAAATCCAACCAATCTTGCAAAAACTTTAATGAACTCATATTTGCATCACATAAGAATCCTAGTTGAAACTCTGTAAATATTCTACTATGTGGATACTTAACCTGACCACTACCAACGTAAGATCCATTAATCTCACCTTGAGCTGTATTTGTGTTTGGTAATTGTGCTTCATTACAAAACATCTCAAAGTAATCTGCACCTGTACCTGGTGGATCAATTGGTGGATTAGTAAACTTCACCACAAAATTATTACTGAACGACATTCCACCGTTCGCTGACATTGTGGTTAACAGACGATCTATCGACACACTAAATACCTATGTTGGTCATTTTATATTTATGGCATATTCTGGGATCTATAAACCCATAAATCCCAAGAAGTACCGTGGAAATCCAACCAGAGTTATCTATAGATCACTATGGGAACGTAAGTTCATGGTGTTTTGTGATAAGAATGAATCAATATTGGAGTGGGGGAGCGAAGAAGTAATCATACCATACCGTGCTCCCGATGGTAAATTGAGACGATACTATCCAGACTTTTACATTAAGGTTCGTGAAAAAACTGGAGGTTTTGCCAAATATATTATTGAAATTAAACCCAAGAAACAAACTAAACCACCGAATGACAAAAATAAAAGAACTGCCTCATATAGAAATGCTGCTTTAACATACGCTAAAAACAAGACTAAGTGGTCAGCGGCACGTGAGTATTGTGAAGACAGGCAGATGAACTTCTTAATACTAACCGAAGATCACCTAGGAGTATGAAAAAATGGCAACTGGATTTGGCGCAGTTCAGCGCACCTCTGCAAACACACAAACAGGATATAAAACACTGTTTGAGAGAGTAAACGAACAAACAAAAGGAGAGAAGAAATCACTCTCTTGGTATAGATCTGCTGTAAAAGCACAAGCTAGTAGATACACAAAAAACTTTAACAAATACATACAAGACGAAAGAGCAGACAGTGCTGGTGTTGCTGCAGAACAAGATGCAAATGAGTTGAGAAAAACTACTGCTGTAGGACACCTGTATATGTTTGAGTATAAGGCAAAAATGAGATGGTTGCCTTACTATGATAGATTCCCTTTAGTCTATGTAATTAAGTCTGTCAACAAGAATGAATTCTGGGGTGCAAACTTACATTATCTCTCCCCAAAGAAAAGATTACTCGCAACAAAGAAACTAATGCAAGGTAGAATTGACTTACCTAAGAAGTGTTTCCATAAATATCTAACAGCACATGTAGAAGGTCTATATCTTGATCTTGCTGCTGCTGAATGGGACACTGCCATTCTTCTACCAACAGCAGACTTTGTACGAGACCACAACCGCACTATATTTCCTATTAAACAAGAAATTGTTTGGGAAGATACAGATGAAGTTTTCTACGATAAAATTAAGGGTTCTAGAAGAATCATGGGCTATGGGACTAAACAATCCACGGAGATGGCAAAGTAAATGAAGCACAACAAGAAGGATGGAAAACCATTAGCATTTGGAACCAAACCTGGACAAACTGTTCAGACTTCTAGGTATAGTAATGGTCGAAAAAGTGGACAAGGTGGTACAGGTATGAGAGATACTTACTTTAAGTGGGATGGTAAATCTTGGAATGAAATTGATAAAACAGAATTTGTAGAAAGTAAAGGTGGATCCACAGCATTTTCACAGTTAGCAGAACCTACACTAGCAAGTGCCACTAGTGCAAAACGTTACCCAAAAGATATAGCAGCATCTGCTAACGCTGACTATGTTATGTTTGAAATGTATCAGTACCGTCCTCCATTCCAGAATATAAACAAGGGTGATACTAAAGATAAGAGTAACTCAGTTGCAGTATATAATGAGAGTGTAACCAGAGCAGATTTTTACGAGAAAACAACTGAAGATCCTGTCATTCTATACATGCCAGAAGATATCTCCACTGGATACAAAGCAAACTGGAGTGGTAAAGCATTCAGTAACATTGGTAGAGATGCACTAGCTACAGCAGGGTCTGGTGATTTTGGTCAAGCAATGCAGAATAGTTTAAACACTGCTGGTGATGCATTCTCTCAAGCAATTCCTAATATAGGAAACAAAGTAATTAGAGAAACTATATCAAAGATTACTGGTGAAAGTTTAAGTCAGAATGATGTGTTTGGTGCAACTCGTGGTGTTATTCTTAACCCTAACGTTGAACTACTATTCAGTGGAACTGATCTAAGAAACTTTCAGTTAAATTATAAATTGATACCAAGAAATAGTGGTGAGGCAGCAGATATTAAAGAAATATTAAAGATCTTTAAACGTTCAATGCTACCTAGATTTTCTGATGGTAAAGAATTTAACACATCAAAAGGACAAAATATTGCAAACAACTTCATTAAAGTACCTAACGTTTGTAAAGTATCATTCATGCGTGGTGGTGGATTAAATAGAGATGTACCACAATATAAAATGTGTGCTGTTACTCAAGTTGATATAAACTTCACACCTGATGGAACCTATGCTACATATGATGATGGTACTATGGTAGCATATACTTTAGGATTAAACTTCCAAGAGACCAAACTCATATTCGCAGAAGAGGTAGACAACTACTAATGTATTTTTCCTTACTACCAAACATAGAATATGATGAGAAACCAATCAGTTATCCTTTCTCTGAATCTGATTTTGTAACCGCAAAGAATTTCTTTCGTAGATATAGAATCAATGAAGATGTATTCTCCTATGCAGTGTTCTTTAATCAGTATGCTATCAAAGATGGTGAACGTCCTGATGTAGTTGCAGACAAAGTATATGGTAATCCATTTTATGATTGGGTACTACTACTAACAAATAATATGGTCAACTCTACTTACGATTGGCCAATGACAAATGCAGAACTCACTAAAGTATTAGAGTCAGAGTTTGATGATCCACTAGGAACCATAAAATACTACGAAACATATGATGTTGGTCACTACACTGCTGGTATGCATGTAGATAAAACTTTCTATGATAGAACTCATAAGTTAAACATAGATGGTAACATGATAATAAAAAATGGCAACGAGGTTTGCCGCCCCGTTACCATTGCTGAACATTATACTAACGAGAATGAGAAGAAGAGAGAAATCTACTTACTCAAACCCGCATACTTCAAACAGTTTGTAGATGATTTCAGAAAGCAAAACTTCTACAAGCAAGACGACAATTACATTAGTAATAAATTAAAGAAATCTGGTTGACTTTTTCGGGCAAAAATATGCCCGAATTTTTTTTGCAGTTTTATGGAATTGACTTATTGATTTTGACCTAGTAGTCATCATCATTAGTATTTCTTTCTACCCACTCAGCATTGTTTCTACAGAATGCATCAGCATCTATTTCCATACGCCAGTGGGTGAGGGTATGAAGAGTCTGTATCAATACCACCATAATCATAAGCATCACTGGTCCTATCCATAGTGGATGCATTAGTATGTCTTCTGTCTTTTTCATATAATATAAAAACCCCCCACATATGTGGAGGGTATTGTTTTATGGTTTATTTCCTTTTACTATCGATAGTAAAGGTTTACCTGTCTTTACTTGTGTTTCAAGTATAGCATCGACAATGATCTTTTTCAACTGTCTACTCTTTTTTCTACCGAGACCAGCAGAGGTATCAATCTTAACTTTAACCCAATAAAGACCGATCAATACCAGAGTGAATGGAATGGCATCTCCCCATGAGATTTCATTCCATGCTTGTACTAGATTCATACTATTCTTCTGCTAAACTAGCGAAGTATGATAGTGCATCATCATCTTCTACTACTGCTTCCTTCTTAACAGGAGATGGTGTTGGAGCACTCATCTTCTCACGGAATGAAGACTTGGCAGTTGATTCATTGAAACCATCACTTGCTTGATCGTAGTTGCTTGGTTCGTACTCTTCACTGTCAACAGAAGGACGTGAAGCACGTTGACCAACACCAAGAACAAGATTCAAACGCTGCTCAAGATCAGCATATGATTTGAACTGATCAGGTGCAGTGAATGCAGCAAGACTATGCTCTTGTTTCCAAGTTGCTTCAAGTTGATCATCATCTGCACTAAGAGCAGAGACAGAATCAAACTCACTACTATCATAGTTCCAGAAACCTGCAACTTTCTTAATCTTTAACTTGAAGTTAGCACCTTCCCAAAGATCAAAGACATTAACCTTCTCTTCATCTTGAAATTCAGGTTGCATAGCAGCAAGGATCTTATCATGGATCTTCTTACCATACTTGTATAAGAATGTCTTGCCCTCGTACTCAGGGTGCTTAGGATCTTTCACAACATAGATGTTGCTGTAATACTGAAGCTTACGCTTCTGCTTACGAGCAGTCTCTTTGTCTGCATCATCACCGCTGTTCCAGAGACGACGGTTCACTTCACCAACGGGATCCTTCTCGTTGCGGTCAAGTGTTGTACGGGAGTTTTCAATGTACCAACCACCTGGTCCTTGGAAGGCGTGGGAGTACAGTTTTGCCCAAGGAAGAGTCTCTCCCTCAGGTGCTGGTAGGAAACGAATAACTGCGTATCCATTTCCAGAAGCGTCAACCTCTGGTTTCCAGAATCGCTCATCAACGTTCTTGCCGCTGGATGATTTCTCTAGTTCCTTCTGAAGGAAATCAAAATTGGTCTGGGATTTACGCTTTAAATCTGCGAATGACATAGGATTTAATTGGATTTAATAGGATTTGGTTTGCTTGTTGCCCTATCACATGGACATTATAACAGGCGAAGGGTCGGGCGTCAACCCTCTGTTGGAATTTTTGGGAAATCCATATCGGGTGGTCCTTCGCCGTTCTCATACATTTTTTTAAGGTGAGTCACCTTTTCAATTAACTCATCAAACATCTGTTCGATGGGTGTGTTGGGTGTAGCACCTAGCATAACGACCCCTTGCTTCATAGTTTCTAAGACAGACTTCGCTTGGGGATCATCACTAAGTTTGATGCGAGCATAAAAGATCTTCTGTTTTTCTATTAGTGTAGTAAGAGCATCAAAATACTCTAGTCTTCGCTCTTCATCTAGAAGAACAAAGTTCATAGCAGACCTGAAACAAAACTGTTGCAGTTCTACCATCTCTTGAATGTCACCACGGACTAATTCTGACTGGAAGAATTCACTCATTATACTAACATTAATTTGGCACGACTTGTTTTTTTCATGAAGTTTAATTCTTGTGCTTCATGACGAAGTTTTTCTTTAAGAGGTTTGCTGATCAATTTGTTAACACTATCAAGTTCAATCTCATTGAGGTCACAGTAATGTATAACTGAATCAATGTAATTCATATCTCGATTAGCATGATTAATCTTCTCCACCTCCTGCGAAAATCTCGCAGATGTCATAAATCTATCCTCTAGTAATTGTTTTTTCTCCATATTGTTCCTGATATTCGTGGATGTAACTCATTAATTTAATAAAGTATTCTTTCTTAGGTGGAAGCACCTTAACTTGAGTTTCACCGTTCTCGCAAGCAACAATAGTTAC